ATACATTTAGAGGTGGTTTTGTAGGGTTGAATTTTCATTATTTACCTTATGCATTGAGATTTAAATTATTACAAGAGTTACAAAGATATGCTAGTAATACAGATTTTGACCGTACTACAATAATAAATGCGTCATATAATACACTTAAAAATATAAGTTTGATTAAACCAACAGTTAAGAAATATTTGTGGAAACACGTTAGGTCAAATTTTTTAAGAATAGATGTTGATGAAATGGCAGTTGCAGTATATCTACCTGTACAGAAATTTAGAAAAGCAACAGCACAACGAGTGTGGTCAGACAGTAGGAGAATAGTTTAATGGCAATATTTAGAGCAGGTAAACGTATTGGTAATATGGATATCCGTGTGGGTATCCCTAGAGATAAATCATTGGTTAACGTTGAAGGCGACCCTAGACTAACAAAACAAGAACCTGGTGTAAATCAGCTTACATCTATTGGTAAGTTTATTACAGAAATAAACAAAGGTGAAGGTGTTGCTAGAGCAAATAGATTTTTAATTAGAGTATATCCACCTAGACCTGAAGACGCAATACAAACTTATACACAACCTGGCCATCAAGGGTTGGATTCACCAAATGCTTTAGAATCAAATGAAATAAAAAATAATGTTGCTTTGATGTGTACTAGCGTTAAATTACCATCAAGAGATATTGTTAGTACAAACTTTTCAGCATATGGACCTGGAAGAAAAATGCCTTACGCTTATAGGTATTCTTCAGTAATGGAATGTGAGTTTATGGCAGATAAGTTTTTAAGACAAAGAGCATTTTTTGAAAATTGGCAAAATAAAATGTTTAATTCTCATACTCATAATATGGAATATTATCAAAAATATATAGGTACTATGGATATTTATCAGTTGGGTCAATATAGAGAAGCTATAAATGAAAATTACAATGATAATTATAGAATTACCTACGGAATAAGATTGCACGAAGTATATCCTGAAACAATTGGTGAAGTAATGTATCAATCATTAACAGATGATATGATACCTATGCCAATACCTATAAGGTTTGCATTTAGAACTTGGGAGAATTTAACAATATCACAAGTTGCTAATGCAGAATATGGCCAACCTACACAAGATATGCCAAATATTATACCTAGTAAGAACTATGGAATTTTTGGTGGTATATTAAGTAAATTGCCACCTTGGATGAGAAAAGAGGCTACACGTGCAGGTAAAGGAGTAATAGAAAAAGTAATAAGAGATATACCAATTGGTAAGAAAACTGGAGGCAAAGTAATGCCACCGTTTAGTTGGAGAAATATTTTTGGTTAAAATAATATAATAATAAGGAGAATAGATTATGGCATTGCCTATAATAGAAACAGCGACTTATGAATTGACATTACCATCTAAAGATGTTAAGATTAAGTACAGACCATTTCTTGTAAAAGAAGAAAAGGTTTTATTACAAGCACTAGAAGCTAATGAACCTAAAGAATTGGTTAGTGCTTTGAAACAGATTTGTCACGCTTGCACCTTTGGAGCAATTAATATAGATGAGTTACCTACATTTGATGTAGAATATTTATTTTTACAAATAAGGGCGAAATCAGTTGGAGAAATAGCAAAAGTTAAATTACTATGTCCAGATGATAACACAACTTATGCTGATGTAGAAATAGATTTGACTAAAGTTGAGGTACACGTTGATGAAGACCATACAAATAAGATTGTGATTGATGAAAAGAAAAAGATTGGGATTGTTATGAGTTATCCTACAATTAATTCAGTTGATCCATCAAAAGATGTAAAGGGTATGAAGACAAAACAAATGTTTGATTTATTGGCAAGTTCAATTTATCAAATTTATGAAGGTGATAAAATGTATGCACCTGCAGATTACAGTAAAGAAGATTTAGATAAGTTTATTGAGAGTTTAGATTCCAAGGCATTTCAAAATATTAATAAGTTTTTTGATAGTATGCCTAAATTGAAGCAAGAGGTTGAACTAGAGAACCCGAAGACAAAAGTCAAGAGTAAAAGGACTCTTTCAGGGTTACAGGATTTTTTCGTATTGCCCTCTCTCACGAATCGTTAGAGAATTATTATCAAGTGAATTTTGCATTAATGCAACATCATAAATATTCACTAACTGAACTTGAAAATATGCTACCTTGGGAGAGGGAAATATATGTAACTATGTTAACACAATATATTAAAGAGGAAAATGATAAAATTAGGATGAAGAATCAACAGAATAAATAGGACTATATGGCTGACGATTTAATTAAAGTAAAAAAGACAACCGAAGAGTATGAACTAAAGAAGAGTGACCTTGTTCCAGATGAAGGTGAGGACTCTCCTACTTGGTATAATAAGACAGCAGGTCTATTAGACAAGTTTAGAGTCATACCTAGATTGGTAATGTTGTCATATATCTATGCCTTTTATAAATCAGTAACTTGGTTTATGGGACTAGAAGACCCAACGAATTCACAAGCAATGTTTATATCAACTATTGTTGGTGCTGGTGCTGCCTTCTTTGGATTATATGTTGGTAAACCAGGTGCGAAATTACCTAAAAATAAGAAATAAGGAGATTTATGAAGATATCAGATAGTACAGCAATTTCAATGCCAATGAGGAACCTTTTATCCATATTGGCTGCTGTCGGTATTGGAGTGTGGGCGTATTTTGGGGTGATTGAGCGATTAAATAATTTAGAAACAAAAGCTACTCTTGCAGAAAAAGATTTAAGTAGTGAAGTGCAAAGAATTGATAAAGATATTGAAGGTTTAATAAATGGAGATATTGCACAAAATAATGAATTTAGGATCAAATGGCCAAGGGGGGATTTAGGTTCTCCGCCTGCTGATTCTGAACAATTTATGCTCATAGAATTTCTTTCAGGACAAGTGGAAAGTCTTACGAAGCAACTTGAAGGAATGATGAACAATAAGGTAAACATTGAAAGGTTGCAGACGGATATGGAGAAATCTTTAGAGGATATAGAAAAATTAAAGGACAAAATTAGAGACCAGAAAAATGGGGGAATAGAATAATGGATGCTGCTACACTAGTCACTATTATAACAATGTTCATTGTAACCGATACTTCAAGCGAATTTGTTAAGTATGATGGTTTAATGAGTTGTTTGAAAGATAAAAGAAAGATAGAAAAGTTACACGATGGACGTAGAGTAATCTGTGGACCATCAATGGCTGAAATAGATAAAGACGGTAATATTATTAGTATTAAAAATAAAATGCCTGACCAATCTGGTAGTTTAAAACTAGGTGGTACGGCGAAGTCTTTAACTGAAAAGAAGAAAGATAAAAAAATAAAGGTATTAACACAGGATTAATCATATGAAAAAATTATTAATGTTATTGATTGCAACATTTTTTTTAGTAAGTTGTGCTCCAACAAAGAGTTTTAAAGTAGAAAGAGAATTAGGTCTACTTGATGTTGTAAAAGATAGAGGTTATGTTGTATGTGGAGTTAATGCAGGTTTACCTGGTTTCTCCGCTAAAGACGAAGAAGGAAATTGGAGTGGTTTAGATGTAGATTTTTGTAGGGCAGTTGCCGCTGGAATATTTGGTGATTCAAATAAAGTAGAGTTTATAGGTTTAAACGCTGCTCAAAGATTCCCAACATTAGCGTCTGGCGAAATTGATTTACTTGCAAGAAATACTACTTGGACAATTAGTAGGGATGTTAATTTAATGTTTGAATTTGCAGGTATTAATTATTATGATGGACAAGGATTTTTAGTACCTACTGATTTAGATATTGAAAATGCAACAGAATTAAATGGTGCGTTTGTTTGTATTACAGCAGAAACAACATCCGAATTAAATTTAAATGATTACTTTGCAGAAAACAATATGGCTTATAGACCAGTATATGTTGAAGGTAACAAAGACGCAAAAGCAAAATTGTTTAGTGGTGAGTGTGATGTCTTTACTACAGACGCTTCTGGTTTAGCATCCGCAAGAGCAGGTGCAGAAAATCCAGATGACTGGATGGTATTACCTGAAATTATA